TCATGACTTTGCTGACGTGCACACGAGATAGTTGGGAATATCAGAAGAGTCGGAACGGCTTATTTTCTGCGGAAACAAAAGGTGGGCGATGAGGGACTCGAACCCTTTGCGCTCGGTTTTCCCAATCGTTGCCATTCCGCTGTTTTCCCAGTGTTTCCAACGGTTTTCGCATGGTTTGCGATTCACTGCAAATCACTGCAAATCACTGCAATTACCGGAAAAGTGTGGGCAAAATGTGGGCACGGAATCAGAGATACATGTGCTGTCGCACATAGGCTTCGACCTCGGCGTTTTCCTCCGGCGTGCCGATAGTCAGCAGCCACACGGCATTGTTCTTGCGCTGAACATTGCCCTTGCGAAGGCATTTGATGAGTCCTGCGGATTCGAGTTTTTTGGCGATCTTGCCTATGCGGTTGTAAGCCAGCTGCTCGCGCTTCGGATTGCGTGGCTCATTGCCGATCGCCACGAGTTCGTCCATTGACTGGGGAAGTGTCATACCCCAATCGATGGCGATTTTGAGCCATCCGGAAGCGTAGGTGCGCGGAAGCATGTGCTTTTCCTTGGCGGCTTTGTCCAGCGGCCAGTCAGCGGTGAGCCATGCCATGCGGCTGAGCAGGGCGTATTGAGCGAAGTCGAAGCTGCGTGCGCCCTTGTGGGTGACGGTGAGTTTCCCTTGGCTTGCGAGTTCTTCGACTGCCAGCATGTTGCGGTATCCCATTTCACGGTCCATTTCCGACCTCCAAGCCATGCGTTACAATGGTTTCGGAAGTCTTTGAGTGAGGCTTCATGTTTTACCTCCGTGGTGCCGTTAACACTGCGGAGGTTTTTTGTTCTGAAACACATTATATGCTAACTTGCAAACATGTGTGTATGGCGTGTTGTAAACAAGGGTGCATATTAACCTTGCAAGTGGAAAATACTAACTTGCAAACATGAAATATACATACATGCATATGTAACATTATTTTCATTCTTTCATACAGCGCCAATGCGCTGAAATGGAAGAATCAGCATGTCCAATCCCCATCTGCGGTAGCTTGAAGCAGAGAGAAGGAAGGGGAGATCCTATGAATGCGAGACTCGACGAAATTGCAGCCTGGAGGCCTGCGCCTTCAGGTGGCCTGGAAAGCGCCGCCAACGAATGCGGCTACCCGACCGTGATTCATCGCACGCCCAGCAGGCTCGTGGAAGAATGCGAGATAGCCTTCGACGCAGGGCTTTTGCTTGCAGCGCTGAGCCTCGTCGTGACTATACCCGACGTCTGCGCAAAAGCCGTCGGCATGAAGTACACCGATTGGTGCGTGAAATACCTGGATCTTCCAAATACCGGCGAGAAGATGAACGCCGAGCGAAAAGACGAGAAGAGCCAAGACGAGATTAGCGATGAGCTCGACGGCATAACGGCGCGAGGTGCATTCACCGCCTCAGACCTCTACCAGCTGCGCTGTGCAGTGGTCCATGCGGGGTCCTCGGTCATCGAGGGCAAAGGAAAGGATTACAGCCCCTACAAAGTCATCGGGGTATGCGTCCAAGGCGACGAGTGCGGAATCGTCGCGAGCTATGGCCATACCGGAGTTGGTGCGGAAAACTTGAAGGCCTGCGCATACGACTGCGTTATCAAGCTCGAAGGCCTCATCTCTCGCATGGCCAAGGGCGTCGTCTCGTTCCTTGAAGAAGATCCCGAGCGGGATTGCGAAAGAGGCATCAAGACAGGGATAGACCGTCAAGGTGTGACGGATTTCAGACCGCTAAGCCGAATCTCCTATCGTTAAAAAAGTGGTTGGATTTTTAGAGATAATATTCGTTAAATTAGTGGTTGGGATTCGGTGGGCATCATCTTGATTGTCCAACCAGATATTTACCAATTTCCAACCACTTATTTTACATACCCAATATAAAAGCCCCACAATTGGTGGGGCAAATAGAAAAGAGTGTCACTGCTTGGTGAACGTGCCGCAATTCTGGAGCTTGAGCTGCTGCCCATCGCTCACCGTCACCTGTGGATATCCACCGCCTGGCATGTCGTTCTGCACGATGTCGTCACCGGCGGAGACCTCCCAGTAACAGCGGTCCGTCACAGAATCGTTCGCGCGATACGTTCCGGCGTCGATGTCCTTGCCGACCTGCCACACGCCATCGGAAGCGCTGGTCCTCTTGGCGTTATCAACCTGACCGGTCAACGATTCGATTTGCGCCTGCAAATTGTCCCGCGTAGCCTCCATCTTCTTTATGTCGGCCTTCATGCCGTCAGCCTTGTCTATCGTCTCCGAGGCGGTATCGTAATCATCCGAAAGCGAATTGTATTCGTCCACAAGCTTGTTGTATTCGTCTATCAGCTTCGCATAGTCGGCATTGTCGGTTTCGATGGTCTCGGCGGCTTCCTTGACCGCTGCGGAATGGACGCTGGCGGCATAGGTGGCCGCTCCGACAGCCAACGCCACTGCACATACGGCGGCGATGCCGGAGCAGACCGCCGACTTCACTTTCACGTCCTTGCCGAGCCATGCCTTGAGCTTGACCAGCATCGCATTGTTCTGTCTGATTCTCATTGGTTCCTTCTCTCTTTCCGTCGAACGGGGGATGCAGCCGATTCTACGCCGGCGTGATGGTTCGCCGGTAATCCTCCAACACCTGCGTGGTCACGTTGAGCTCGTCCGCGATCTGCCATTCGTACTCGTACATGCGTTCGAGTAGTGCGAGCTCGGCAGGGTTGACCAATAGGAGCGCTGTCTGCGTGCGGCAGCGGTGTTCCTGCTTCGAACGATCGTTCGCACAACCATCGTCACCATGCTTCCAGTGCAGCAGCTCATGCGTGAGCACGCATCTTTTCGCCGTGTAGGTAAGGCGCCTGTCAATGAGTATCACGCTGTTGGATGCGTCGTAGCAGCCCCATAGTCCGTCCGGCAGGATGGCGCTGGACACGGTGACGGGCAGTCCGATGATGGCGCGGCGCATGGCCCCGTAGGTCATGTGACGATTGATGGGCAGGTCAGGCAGGCTCGTCGTAATCCGGCCCAGCCTCTCCATCGATGGCCTCCTGCTTGCCGTCGGCCCGATATGCCGCAAGGGCTACGTCGCCCCTCTGCAGCTTGTTGAGGGTTTCGGCGGTTCTTTTTTCTTCCTGTTCCGCCAGCGCGTTTGCGAATAGCTGACGTAATGTCATCCCGCATGTCTTGGCGATTCGTTCGCAGTCCGATACCGTCAAAGGTGCGTCGAACCGGGCGCGGACGAACCAATAGTTGCGGCTGAATCCACATTTCGCGGCGAAATCTGTAGCGGTCATACCGCTCCTGGATTGCAGTGCTTTGCAGTATTCCATGACGCTCCGCGCTCCGGCGGTAACGTCGGTGTTAGCTCTTGTTCCCATGGCTCCATAATACCCAATTGTGTACTTTTTGTAAAGTAATCAATTAAGTACTCTCGTAAGAGTATCCAAATAAGTACTATTTGTAATCAGCAATGAAACGAGAAAGGAGGTTGGGTGACAAGCGAAACGGAACTCATGAGAGCCAACATCCGAGGGGAGATGGCTCGAAGGGGCATGACGCAAGAAGACGTAGCCAAAGCGATTGGATGCGAAAGGCCGCTGGCGAACAAGAAGCTCACCGGCAAGAAAGACCTCACCGTAAGCGATCTGGAAAAAATCGCCGACATGTTTGGAATGACCCTCTTCCAACTCACTACGGTGCTGCTCCAGCCAATCGACAGCATCAAGCAATTCAAAGCCTGAAAGCCACACCAAAGGAGCGTCCGATGGACAGCAAGACCTACACCAAAGACCTACGCAAGACCTGCGTGAAAGCCGTCTTCGACGAATTCGCCGAGTATGGCGACATGATTCGCCCGCAATACGCGGAACAGTGGGATGAAATCTACGCGAACCGGTCCCTCGGCCACATCACCGGACCGATGGACATCGACGTGCCCGACCTCGTGGACGTCATCATCGACACGATCGTCAAGGAAGCGCAGAAATGACCAGCCAACTACTCAACCCACCAAAACCGCCAACGCTCCACGAGCCCGGAAGCCTGCTGCTCGCATCAAGCGGCTTCTACATCCGCTTCCATGAGGACGGCAGCGCCAGCCTCGTGGACGGCATCCAAGACATCACCCTCGCGGACTTCACATCAGCGGAAATCGAAGGCATCGCCTACCAGCTCAACCGCAAGGTGGGAAACACACGATGAGCTGGATGGACGACGGAGCATTCGACATGCGGATCCTCTCAGACGGCAGCGACCGCAGCGACCACAGCGCGCAAGTCCTGCTGCACCTCGCCTGCGGCAACACCGACGACTACATGCTCACCAAAACCGACGTGCAACGCATCAAACGCGAATGCAATCGAATCCTCAAGGAACTGGAGGCAGACAAATGACCAGCCACGACCATCGGCGCGAAAGCGAACAGGCGGAGAACACAAAGCCGAAGTACACGCTCCGCCGCCTGAAGTTCGCAGCCGCCATCATCGGATTCGTGAGCAGCGTGACACTGCTCTTCACATGGCGGACGGCGGACTCGCAGACCGCCACCATCCTCGTGAGCGTCATCTACCTGCTGACCGGCCTATGGCTGACCGTGCGGTTCGCCCCACGCGAATAAGACTTCCCACCAGCCGACAGTCCAAAGAAACAAACCAATTAGGGACGTTTTCGCGGATATCCACGTTCACCAGTCGGCTGGCGGGAACACATAACTGAATATCGATTATTATCCACGCGCCGACCACCTCTCGGTCACATACACTGTCGGCGCACTCGGCTGGGCGACGGTTCGCCCGTCCACGGATTCCAATCCTCTTCTCTCTATCAAGAAACGCAGGCACTCCGGTGCTTGCAAACCCCTTCAAGTACGCCAGACGGTTTTCTAGTCGCCGTCGGCCACGCCACCGGCCGTGAACGTGTTCAGGTCGCGTTCCAACAGTCAAAGGGGCGTTCGGAATCCAAGGATGGCATCGGTCCGACTCCGATGCCAGCCACTCAGCCCCATCCACTCGTCAGGAATGGGGCACACAACGTCAACAAGCAAAGGAAAAACAATGAGTGACGATCTGCTCACGCCAGGCGAACTTGCCGTCATGCTCGGCATGAGCGTGCGCACCCTTGCCAATTGGCGGAGTACCGGCAAGGGGCCGCCGTACTTGAAAATCGGCGTGGAACCGCCAGAAGGCCATCAGGACAGGCGCAAGGTCAGATACCAACGTCAAGTCGCGGAAAAGTGGGCATTGGCGCACAGGTATCAAAGGACGGTGGCGAGATGAAAAACGGCATGTTCGTTCCAGTGACACGGATACAGAGCAGTCCAGACGTCACAAGAGACGGGAAAGCACGCGTCGACACCGGCAAACCGACCCTCACACAGCAAGGAATCGACATGGACAAGTTCATTCGCGAAAACCACGCGCTCATCGAAAGACTCAGAAAGGGGACGAATTGAAACACGAATACACGGACAGTGAACTCGCCGAACTGAAAAACATTTACGACGAGCAAGGCGAAGCCGGCCTCAGCATCACCGAAATGCGGGCGTTACGCAAGGCCGGACTCCTCACGCAAGGCCTTCCGGCGAAACCGGAAGAACCGTCGAAACGCGATCTCATCCTCGCGCACTGCCAAAAACGCATCAGCCAAGGCCAACCGTTCGACGGCAAGGAAACCGCCGAAACGCTCGGCCTGAGCCAGAAAACAGTCGGCAACATTCTCAGCCAACTCCGCAAGGAAGGACTGCTACCGGCCTTTGACAAGCATTCGCCGCGCAAAACACGAGAAACAACCACAACCGGAAAGAAGGAAGAAATCATGACCGCCGTCACAGTCCAGGAACAGAAGCCACAGTCCGAAACGGAGAACCCACGCGCCGTCATCGTGAACGCGCTGGTTAATATTTACGACTCCATTTCAGCATTGCAGCGTGCCGCATACCATTCCAACGACAAGGTGGTCTACGGATTCGCCACCAAGCTGCTGAACGGCGAATTGATGGACATTAAGGCCAATTACTCGAAGGACGCAAAATGAAGCTCAATTTCGATAGCAAGGACGGCGTTTTCACCGTCAAGGCCGAGAACAAGGAAGAAATCACCCGACTCAAAATGTCCGCGATGGACATCGCAAATCTGATTGTCAATTACTTCGATGCCGAAATTCAGGAAGTGAAAGTGGAGAAGAAATGAAGCGTATTCCCCTCAAGGACACGGAACGCTACAAGTTGGAACGGTTCCAGCAGTTCACGCGGGCTGAGCGCGAGGCCGCATGGCTGGAAAGCCGCAAGAAGGGCGTCGGCGGAAGCGACATGAGCACGATCCTCGGCCTTAACGCTTTCAAAACGCCTTACGAATTGTGGCTTGAGAAGACCGGCCGCGTGGAACCGGAGGACATCTCCGACAAGTGGGCGGTGGTCAAGGGCAATGCCCTGGAAAACGAATTAAGGAAGCGATTCCGCGCGCAGCATCCAGAAATGCTCGTCACGGACGGCACCGACAAGCAGTTCATCGCCCGCGAGAGGCCATACCTGCGCGCGTCCCTTGACGGCATCCTGCAAAGGGAGGACGGAAGTTTTGGAATCCTCGAAATCAAAACGGCGAGCAATCGTCGAGCGGGGGACTGGCATGACGAGGACGGCAACCTCAGAATCCCGCCATACTACTTGGCTCAAGTCGAGTTCTACGCGCTCGTCACTGGATGGATGTGGGGCTACGTGTACGCGGCCATCGGAGACGACGAGCCGGTGGAAATACCGTTCGAGGCCGACGTGGAGGATATGGCTGCGATCGACAAGGCCGCAGCCGACTTCTGGCGTTTCGTCACCACCGGCACGCCACCGCAGCTCACCACAGGCGGCGACGTGCAGAAGGCGTTCCCGGAACCCACGCCGGACATCGTGGACGAAAGCGCCGACGATGACCTCTACGACCTGCTCGCACGATACGAGAGCGCCACCGGAATGCTTCATGACATGAAGGCCACGCAAAAGGAATTGCAGGAGCAGATCATCCTGCGCATCGGCTCGCATACGGGCGTGCGCTGCGGCAACCTCCAAGCCACCTACAAGCCGACGACCCGCAAGGAATACGTCGTCAAAGCCACCACATACCGCAAGTTCAATTTCAAAGCCACCGAAGAAAAGGAGCAATAATCATGGGACAGATCGCACAGCAGGCGCAAGGACGGCAGATGGTCGAAATGACGCCGAAGAAGAACCTCCAGATGCTGATGCGGAAAAGCTGGCCGCGTATCGCCAGCGTCGTCGGCAACAACATCAGCCCCGACCGCCTCTACCAGATGTGTGTGTCCGCGATCAACAAAACGCCGAAACTCGCGGAATGCTCGCCGCAAAGCGTGCTCTCATGCTTCATGACCTGCAGCGCGCTCGGATTGGAGCCGTCCAACGTGGACGGATTGGGACGAGCCTACGTGCTTCCCTTCTACAACAAGAAATCCGGCGGAATGGAAGCCACGTTCATCATGGGCTACCGTGGCATGATCGACTTGGCGCGACGTAGCGGCCAGCTCGTGGACATCAGCGCCCGAGCCGTGCACCAGGGAGACGAATTCTCATACTCGTATGGTCTGGACGAGGAGCTGCACCACGTTCCATGCGCCAACCCCGGCGAACTGACCCACGTGTACATGGTCGCGCATTTCAAGGACGGCGGACACTACTTCCTCGTCCTTAACCGTCAGGAGATCGAGCAGGCGAGGGCGCGCAGCAAGAGCGGCAATTTCGGCCCGTGGAAGACCGATTACGAGGCCATGGCGAAGAAGACCGCCATCCGTCGCGCCGCCCCGTACCTGCCTTTGACCGTGCAGGCGCAGACCGCCGTCGCCGCAGATGACATCACGCCCGAATACGGCGACGTGTTCCAGCCGGTGCTCGATGACGATAGCGCCGACGAAGCCGATGACGTGACCGCCGAAGTCATGGAAGCGGATACGCCGGAGGATACCGAAGCCGACGCGAAGGAGGCCGAGTGATGGCCGGAGAGACAGTTATCACGATCATTGGGAATCTGACCGCCGACCCGGAGATTCGTACCACTGGCAGCGGCGCATCCGTTGCCAGCTTCACGATCGCCAGCACGCCGCGTTCCTGGAACCGCAGCACGAACCAGTTCGAGGACGGTCAGGCTTTGTTCATGCGCTGCAGCGCGTGGCGTGATCTGGCCGAACATTGCGTGCAGAGCCTGGGCAAGGGCATGCGCGTGATCGCGCAGGGTCGTTTGCAGCAGCGTTCATATCAGGCGCAGGACGGTTCCCAGCGCACGGTCATCGAGTTGCAGGTGGACGAGATCGGACCAAGCCTGCGTTATGCGACGGCTCAGGTGCAGAAGATGCAGTCAGGCGGATACCAGGGCGGCAACGCCAATGGTGGTTTCGGCGGGAATGGCTATCAGCAGCCGCAGCAGGCACAGCAGCAGCCGCAGGCCCCAGCCGATGATCCGTGGGGCGCGCCAGCCGGAGAACCTGACTTCTGATGCGCGAATGGATTGAACCACCGGACGTGGAACCCACATGTCCGAAGCATGGGTGCGCGTTGTATCCGACGCGCCCCATCCCATGCCCCGAATGCGAAATCGAAGCCATGGAAAAGGAGGACCAATGAGCGACAAGTCACGCAAGCGCAGCCGCAGGACAGCGAAGGACAATGGCACCCGCATGGAGAGCGCAGTCGAATCCTACTTGCAGTGGGCTCTTGGCGACCTGCGCATACAACGCCTCCGTTTGCACGGAAGCAAGGACGTTGGCGACATCGGCAACGTGTACTGGCACGGCCAGCCCGTGTGCATCGAAGTGAAATGGACGCAGACCATGGACGCGCCGCAGCATATGCGCGAAGCCATCCGAGAAGCGGGAAACATGGACTCGTCCTACCCGTGGGTCATCCAGAAGAAGGCAGGCGTGGGGCTCACGTCCATGCACAAGCTCGGACAACAGCACGCCTACACCACCACCGAAGTGATGGACGCGATGCTCAGGCTCTCACCATCGGCATTGCGTGCGCGAATCAAACCCGAACCATTGGGAAGAAAGAAAACCATGTGTCTAATCACATTGCAGGAGTTCGCATTGATGCTCAACAGTGGATTGCCGCTCGGCCCGGACACGGAGGAATGATGGCTACGAACGTAACTGAAAAAGACAAGACGCTCAACGAGATCATCGACTGGGCGAAAAGTCGCTGTCATGAAGCCGGACTTTCCAGATTCGATGTCCGCAGAAAGAGCGACCGAGACTTCTATGACGGCCAAGTTAACGCATTCCATGAAATGCTAGAGCTTTGCCGTTCCATGCTCGGCGACACCGGTTCCACGCCTTCAGACGCGCCGAATCAAAGCGAGGAATGATGTCAAAAGATAGCGAAGCCCTGTACGAGTTCGCTCATTGGCTTAGCGAGAAGGGTCGTGAGGTTCGTGAGGAACTGGTGTACAAGCAGTACACGCCATGGATTGATGACGTGGCTCTTGGCCGTCTCGAAGCATACGACGAGGCATACAAGCATTGCAGGGAGATGCTAGGCAATGCCGACTCGATATTCTCCCCGAAATTCGACAAGGAGACCAAGCAAGGCGAGGACACGAAATGAGCAGGACTGAAACCACTGCCATGCTGTCCAAGCTGGTAGAGAAGCGTCTGAAGAACCGCGTCAGCTTCTGGGCAAGCGAGGTGAATTTCGACTTGGGCACCTCAAAAAACAGACGAATCGACTTCATGGGATTCAAGCCGTTCACGCCCGGCTATGTGCTTATGCCGGCAAGTGTGGAACTTGGCGAGTTCTCCTGTTACGAAGTCAAGTCCTGCATGGCGGATTTCAAATCGGGCCATGGGTTGACGTTCTACGGGGACGTGAACTACCTCGTGACCACAAGGGAACTGGCCGAGGAACTGCGAGTCAACTACCTGCTGCCACGCAATATCAATCAAGTGCTCACACCATCGAAAAAAGGCGACAAGCTCGTACCGCTTTTCGACGTGTCCGGCAAGTGCCCATCCTACAGGTGCCGCGCCGCAAGCGAAATGCTGTACGCGATGATCGAAGCGAACGGAAAGAGGACGAATTGAGCATCGCGGATGATGAAGCTGAGAAGGCGTATCCGACCCGCTACTGGGATGGAACGCGTGTCAAGGAACGGTTTTACTGCGACACGGACGATCTGCAGGAAGCTTACCTGCGTGGCCGCAACGCGCCACCGGCTGACGCCGAGGTCGAAGCCGTGGCGAGAAAACTGCTGTGGTGGGACATGGCTCCAGCCTGGGAAGACGTCATGCCCAGCGAGGACTGCTTCTGGACTCTGGCCGAGCCGGAGATGCGCGCCAATTACCTCAGGGACGCTCGGGAAATGCTCGAAATCGCATGGAAGGCGGTAAACGAATGAGTCGCAATGACAGGGCTGAAACAATCGCCGTCGCCGTCGCGGTAGTGTTCTGCGCCATATTCATCGCCTTCATCGGCTATATCTGCTGGGCGGAAGCGACTGCGGACACCATCATCCTCCGTGACGGCGGCCAATCATACGCATGCCAGACCAGCAGAATCACGCCAGCGCCACACAATTGCAGAACGGTCAAGGAGGAACGATCATGAGCATCGGATATGTGGAATGCGCCCACTGCGGCGAGACGGTCGGCACCTACTACGTGACATGCCCGTACTGCGGAGACAAGCTGTCCGCGCGCAAGTCGACAGGCATGGATCCGCTGTATGGCATGACCGACGATGAATTCTACAAGCGATTCGGGAGCATGTGATGGAAGATGTTGGAATTCTTCTCATGCCACCACCGGACTTGGTGGAGATCGCCGACGCATTGGACATCATGGCCAAGCCGCACGTCGGCAGCGGTTGGGCGAACCTCAACTTCGACGGCCTGCCATGCACCACGCCACGACAGGAGGCCATCTGGATGGAACACAACGGAATCACAAGAGGAGATTAGGCGATGGCCAGACGAGGCTACGTGCAGCTCGTGAACGGCTTCTACGACAACGACAAGATACGTGACCTCGTGCGCATGGGCCGCGCCGATTCCGTTGGCGTGTACTGCATGGCCCTCTCGCTATGCGGCGACAGGCTCACGGACGGTTTCGTACCACGCCGCGCCATGCTGTCCAACATCGGAGCGACACCGGAACAAGTGCAGGCGCTCGTGGACGAGGGAATGCTTGAAGAGGTGGAGGAAGGGTGGATAATCCACGACTACGCCGAGCATAACCGCACCAAAGAACAGGTATTGCACGCCCGCGCCGACGCCAAGGAACGCAAAAGCAAATCCCGATGTCACAACACTGTCACAGCAGTGTCACAGCGTGACATGCGTGTGACATCGGGACAAACACCAGAACACCAGAACACCAGAACACCAAAGAAAGAGAAAGAAGAATATTCTTCTTCTTTCTCCAAAGAAACCGGCGTGAAGGATTTCGGCGATTCGCAAGAGTGCGGCGAAACGGACAGGACACTGGGCGTGGAATATCCGAACCTCGACCTCGAATCCGCATGGCTCGCATTCGCAGGCCGCCACCAAGACGAAACCCGAACCTTCAACGATTGGACGCGCCTGTGGAAAGGCTGGTGCCAACGCCGCGCCAACATGAGCGGCATCCCACCCTCGAAACGCCACAAACACACGTGGCAGTGCGAACACGTCCTGCAAGCGCTCGGACGCGACAAGGAAACCGCCACACCAGACCAACGAGCCTGCCAGATGGCGAAACAACTCAACACAAGGAGCAGAACACGAAATGAACAGCAGAACTACCGGCAATCCAACGCCTGAAGAACTAGCCAAAGCATGGCAGGAAGGTTACGCCGCCGGTTGGAAAGATCAGGAATGCGATTTTCCGCAATATACAAGTGAAAACCCATACAAGCATTGGGACGGCTACCTCATCCGGCCGAAGGGTGATATGAGACGGTATACATGCCGAATGTACGAAACGCTCCAAGAGGCATCGGATGTGGCACAGGAGCGCGCCGACTCCCACCACAGGCCTTACGAGGTGCTCGCAACCTGCGATACCTCGCAGCGAATCATTAAGACCATCGAACCAAGGAAAAGCAAATGAAGAAAATACTCGAAAACATGATCATCAAATGGCACCAGGCCGGATACAGCATCGACGAGATCGCGCCACTCGTGCCGCAAGTGCCCAAAGCCGAAATCGCAGCACTCATCCACCAGCATGACAAGGAGGCCAGACTTTGACCGACTGCCAGCACTGCCACAAGCCCATGAAACCGGCAGCAGACAATCTGCTCTGCCAAAACTGCCGCACAGACTACTGGGCCATGATCCACCAACTCGGACACGTCCAACTACCAGCCCTGCGAAGCATCATGCTCCGCCAGGCACACATCGGCCCCACAGGACACACGCCGAACAAAGGCAACGCGCCACTGCCCATCGACACCCGCGCGCAGGCCCTCATCGCCGACAGTGAGGCATGGCTGGCCGAACAGGCAGGGAAAATCAGAGCGGCATACGCTGGATACGGCTGGCGTAAAGCATGGTACGCCATCATCAGCAACCGGCACACCATCCTCAACATGAGCACCGCAGCCGACGATTACGCGAATCTGCAACGCATCATCCGACGCAACGAGCAAGCCCTGACACCGGAAGAGGCCATGGTCATCATCGGCACCTGCCCAAAATGCGGCCACCAAGCCACCAGCACGCCACAAGCCGAAACATGGACATGCCCAGACTGCAAATGGCAAGGCGGAGTCCAAGCCATCAAAGCCGAACGCGACAACAAACTCTGGCAACTCGAATACACCGGAAAACCAGTCGAAGTCGCACGCTACCTCGCCAAAATGGACATCCACTGCACCAGCAACCAGATCCGCCAATGGCTCACCAGAGGCAAACTGCACGCCACGCCGACAAAACACAAAGGAGAGTACGTGTTCAACCTCGGAGAAATAACCGCCATGCTTGACTGTCACAATTAAAATGCTATACTGTCGCATGTTCGTAGAATGGTTCAGCCAGAAAATGGTTGGACCATTCTTCATATCCAACTGCATTCGCTATAATCATCTCTGTCCGGCATGGAGCCTCGCGAAACCCTTGGGGCCGATGTGAAAAGGACGCCGACATATGCGGCGACACCAGTCACACCGGTAGCCCATAAATGGCTGGGGCTGGTCTGGGGAACTTCGCGGGTGACGTACCCAGAACATGCCGGACACTTCTTACCGATGTGGGGGATTGATGTACAAGGTATGCTCCACCTCCGGTTGCCCACACCTGGTCTCCTCCGGCTCGCTGTGCGACGAATGTAGGAAAGCCAAAGACAAGCGCCGGACACGAGGCCGCAATCCATACACGTCGAAAGCGCATCGCCTCGCACGCGCCCGCGTGCTGGCAAGGGACCCGCGGTGCGTCTGTCCCGGCGACGGGCCGGACGGATGCGGAAGGCACCATGGCCTATGCGGTGCCCCCAGCACCATAGCCGACCATTGGCCGATCGAACGCATCGAGCTCGTCGAAGCAGGCCTGGACCCCAACGACCCGCAACGCATGCGCGGCCTGTGCAAGCGCTGCCACGACAGCAAGACCGCGAGGACGAAACCTTCAGGCTTCAACAACAGACAAAACCTCAGCTGACACACACAGGCTTCGGCACCAAAACAAAACATTCCATCGAAGCCAAGCCAACGACGCCAGCCGCTCACGTCGAACGACACGAAAGACGAAAGCGACCAAGTCTTCTCGATTCGATTCGCGACTCATCGCAGCAGCAAGCGAGTCAGACAAAAAACCGTTGCAAAACAAACGGAAGCAAACCATCAAAACACCCACGGGGATACCCCCTAAAAGTTTGGGTAGCAGAACCGCCGGAGAGCTGTCTCCGAGGTGCGGAGAGTTCAAAAGTTTCAGAGGGGGCGGGCGAAAGGCCCTGCGTCCCCACAGCGAAGGAACGGCGCAAGGCCGTCCGACGATGGAGGAGCCATGCCAAGAGGAGGAAAACGCGTCAGGTCTGGCCCGATGCCAGATCCGTCAAGCGGCGCCAGCGAACGCAGGGGATACACCCTGCGCAGCCTGCCGAACACCGAATACAAGGGCCGTCCGCCGAAGTTCCCGCTTCCGCCGTATGTGCTCCGCGATTTCGACAAGGACTCGCAGGAATGGGTCGAGGACAGGGCCGGTTCGGAATCGTGGAACGAGCGTGAGTCCGAGTTGTGGAGGCAGTTGTGGCGTCTACCGCAGGCGCGCGCGTGGAAACAGCCACAGCTGAAGTATCTGCATTACCAGATCGCCTCGTATGTCCGCGAATGCGTGGTGTGCGAGAGTCCGTCGGCCAAGGCGGCTGACGTGGCCGTGAAGATCAGACTCGAGGACCGAATCGGCCTGTCCGAGGCCGGATTGCAGGCGCTCGGCTGGAAGATCTCCGAGGACAACGTCGACATGGCCGCCCACGAGGTGCCAGCCACGGACGCGGAGGCATCCGAGAGCGGCATGAACACCAAGATCCTGCAGTTCCCGCGCCGTTTGAGGGCGTGACATGGCCGACGATTGGATCATCGACTTCCCGACGATCGCAGACCTGCAGGATGCGTGGGTTCGGCGTCACGTGCGCCAGCCGGACGGTATTCTCCGCGGCAAGCCCTTCTGCTGGTCAGATTGGCAGTTCTGGTACGCCGCACACCGCTGGAGGGTGCGCGAGGACGCGGAATTCATCCCGCCCGAAGAGGTCACGGTGGACAATCCACTGGTTCTCAACCAAGCCTTCCAATATCGTCTGACCGGCTGCATTGGCCCGCAGAAGACAGGCAAGGGGCCGACCGAAGCATCATGCGCCATCCTCGAAGCCTGCGGTCCCGTCGTGTTCGCCGGTTGGGCGAAGCCCGGCGACGTGTACCGCTGCTCCGACAACGGCTGCCCTTGCGGATGGGTCTACCATTACAATCCGGGCGAGCCGAAGGGCATGCGCCATCCATCGCCGCTGATACAGCTGACCGCGAACTCCGAGGACCAAGTGCGCAACGCCTACCGTCCATTGGTCGCCATGATCAGGCTTGGTCCGCTGAAACAGCTGCTCAAGGTGCGCGAGGGGTTCATTCGCATCCTTCGCCCCGGAATCAACCTTGACGACGATGATCTCGATCTCGACCGTATCGACGTGGTGACCGCCTCGGCAACCAGCCGCTTGGGTAATCCGATTTCTGATGCGGAACAGGACGAGGCAGGCCTGTACACCAAATCGAACGGCATGCTCGACGTGGCCGACACCCAGCGCCGCGGCGCCGCAGGCATGGGCGGCAGGACGCACTTCTGGACCAACGCCTACGACCCGGGGGAAAACAGTTACGCCCAACAGCAGTTCGAATTGGGCAGTAAGGACGTGTGGATCTTCTACCGCAACCCCGATTTGAACCCGGACTTGCGGCACAAGGACGGCACGCCATACAGCTTCAACAACCGGCGCGAACGCCGCAAGATCCTCGAATGGGTCTACGCCGGAAGCCCGTGGGTGCCTTTGGCTTCCGTCGAAGCGGAGGCCGAGGCGCTCATGGAGAAGGATCCCGCACAGGCGGAACGCTTCTTCGGCAACCGAATGGTGCAGGGCGGTGGAGCATGGCTCGAGGATGGACTCTGGGAGAGCTGCTATGCAGGAACATGAGCTTTGGCTTGAGAACCCGCCGAAAGGCACCGAAGTGTGTCTTGGATTCGACGGATCTGAGAACGACGACTGGACATGCATCAAGGCCGAGACACGCGAGGGTTTCATCTTCACGCCACGGTACGGCGAGGATCGCCGTCCGACGATCTGGAATCCGAAAACATGGGGCGGACGCATCCCGCGCAGCGAGGTCAATGCCGCCATGGACGAGCTCAACGACCGATACAAGGTTATCCGCGCCTACTGCGACCCCGGTTTCCGCGACGAGGTGTCGTGGGAATCGCAGATCGAGGCGTGGGACACGAGATATGGCCCGAAGAAATTCATTCCCTGGGCGATGAGCGGGTCGAGCCGCATTACCGCGGTTTGGGAGGCGTTGAAACGCTTCGAATCCGACCTGCAGCATCATGCGATCACGCATGACGGGTGTCCGATCACCATCACGCACATGCGCAACGCGCGCAGATTCGCCAAATCGGGCGAGCGTTACGGTTTGGGCAAACCGAAGCAGACAAGGAAAATCGATGCGGCCGTGACAAGCGTGCTCGCCCATGAGGCGGCTTGCGACGCGCGCGCCGCTGGCTGGGGCAGGAAACGCAAGGCGTACCTGCTTACAGGCTCCACCACGAGGGGGTTCTAGAGATGATTCGTACCGCCGATGACGTGAATCGCATGGCGAATCTGCTCGCTCTGAAGATCGAGAACCGTCGGCCGGACATCAGGAAGCATACGGATTATGTTCGCGGCAAACGCGGAAATCTGAAATTCGCAAGCGATGAGTTCAAGCGCTACATGGCCGACCGTTTCAGCGGTTTCGCGGACAATTGGTGTCTGCCGGTGGCGCAGGCGCCCGTCGAGCGCATCCATTTCAGGGGATTCATTCCGTATGACGATCGCGAATTGGATTCGCATGTGATGCGGGTGTGGGAACGGAACGACTGCGACCGCAAACTGCAGGAGACGGCACTGATGATGACCACGACCGGACGTGCGTTCGGCCTGGTCACGTCGATGCCGGACGGCAGGGCGCGCATCAGCTTCGAGCATCCGGACAGCGCGGCAGTGCACTACGACCCGCTCACTGGCGAGGTCGATGCGGGGCTGCTGGTCCGATACGACGAGGAGCACGAGTTCGGCACTTTGCTGCTGCCGGACATGGTCTTCGATGTGGTGCGGGTACGTGCGGGCGGCGACGATGAGAGGAATCGTTTGCCGCCCGGCGTGGATGGCTGGCGGTTCGTGCCGGACTCCGCGCGCGTGAATCCTCTCGGTCGAGTCCCGTTGGTTGAATTCCGCAATCAGATGCTTTTGGACGATCTGCCGATCAGCGATGTGGAGCAGGTCGAATCGATGCAGGACGCTGTCAACGTCTGCTGGGCGTATACGCTCAACGCCTTGGATTTCGCGTCCATGCCCGCGAGGGTGATCCTCGGCGGTGATTCACTGTCCGAGCCGGTCTTCGACAAGGTCACCGGCGAGCAGGTAGGCGAACGCCCAGCGAACCTGGACAAGCAGGTCATGGAGCGCATCATGCAGATCACCGGCGATAATGTGTCGATTGGCGAGTGGACCGCCAGCAACCTGCAGGCTTTCCTGCCGATCATCCAGAAGGCCGTCGAGCACATCGCGGCCGAAACCCGTACACCCGGGCATTACCTGCTGACGAACGCCGAGGTGCCGGCCACCGGCTACGAGGTCGCCGAAGCTGGATTGGTGAGCAAGACGCTGGAGCGCATCAGCTTCATGCGTCAGCCGGTGCGTGAACTGTGCGAGATGGCCATGATGCTCGAGGATGACGAGGAATCCGCCCGGATCCTCGATGATTCGAAGGTCGTATTCGCCACGCCGCAATACCGCAGCGAGGCATTGATGGCCGACGCGATGCTCAAATACAAGCAGCTCGGCTATCCACTGCAATGGATAGCCGAGCAAATGGGCCAGAGCCCGGAAGACATCAAACGCATCATGCGCATGGTGGACGACGAGAGCCATGACCCTGAGATGGCCGAGATAGCACGCAGCATAAGGGTCGGAGGTGCATCTGATGACGGTGACGCTGGAGAGCCTGTCGGACAGTCGGAACACTTTGGCCAGACTATGCCTGCTGGCCGTGAGGGCGGCGGACAAGGCATGGAAGGGCGTGGATCCGCTACGGGTGCGTGACAGTTGGAATCGGACGAACGTCGATTTCATCACGCTCTTCGCCGCCCTGCAGACGCGTGCGGCGAGCGATGCGATGGACTCGTCAACGTTGATGCTTGCAGAACAGGGCGATTACGTGCGTCCCGATGGCGGCATCGCGAATCCACTCGCCTTCGGGGCCGGTTTTGCGCCGAGCGGCATCGACCTCGAATCATATTTCGACATTCCGGTCACGCGCACACTTTCGGCCATCAAATCAGGACTTGACCCGATAGACGCCATGCGGTCCGGACGCCGGACGCTCCGTCAGATGGCCATGCAGGCCATCGAGGACACATCCATCAGCGCGATGGGTGTCAGCATCACCCAGCGTTCCGGTGTCGGCTACGTGCGCGTCGAATCACCCGACTGCTGCCCACGATGCGCTATCCTCGCTGGAAAATACTTCCGGCACAACAACGACTTCCTGCGCCATCCGAAATGCCACGGCCGCACCATACCATGCAAAGGCAAGGACAAGGCCGAGAAACAAGGCTGGATCACTGATCCGATGGACCGCTTCAACCGTATGAGCGAGGCGGAGCAGGATGAGCTCTTCGGCCACGCCGACGCGCAGGCCATCAGAGACGGCGCCGACATCTACCAGGTCGTCAACGCACACCGAGGCATGCGGCCGGTCGGACGCGGCGGCATCCGCATGACCACGTCCGAAGGCACCAGCCGATACGGGTGGAGCCGCATGATCCGCAAATACGAATACGGGCAGCGGCAGCGGCGCAGGCTCACGCCGGAAGGCATCTACAGCTTCAATCTTCCCCGCGAACAGACCATTGAACTTTTGAAGCGCGAGGGCTACATCCTGCCAGACAAGTGGCGTGAGCAAGTGCCGGAACTCCGCCGTCGGCAGTGGCTCCACAACAACGAATGGCGTCAGGGGCGGCATGATGAGCTGACCGCGGCGCAGAAGCGCCTCGAGAACGCGCGACTCCGCTATGAGGCCGCACTGGACGGCCGTAATCCTTATCAGCCCAGCAAACCGGTTACGCCGGACGTGCTGGCCGAGGCCGAGAACTCGTATCGCCGCTGGCTTTCCAGCAACGGCGAGATTTACAACCGATGAAAGGAAAAACACATCATGTCCGATGGACAGCAGCAGGATCCGAACAGCAATGATCCGGGCGCACAGGAGCCGACAATCGACTGGCACGACAAGTTCCTCGGCCAGAAAAAGGTCAACAGCGACCTCGAGACGAAGCTCAAGGCCGCCTACGAGAAGGCCGACCGCGTGGACGAGCTGGAGAAGCAGGTCGCCGACTGGGAGAAGCGCGGCACGGAATTCGACTCCGCGCAGGCCACCATCGCCGGACTGCAGAAGCAGGTGCTCCAAGCGAACGTCACGGCCGCCGCAACCGGCAAGCTCATCAACCCCGGCGACGCATTGAAACTCATCGACTTCTCCGACCTGACCGCTGACGATCAGGGCGGATACGACCAGAAGGCGATCGGCGACAAGATCGACGCCTTGGTCGCGGCACATCCGTATCTCGCGCAAGGCGGGAACAATGCTGGCCTGACGGGAATCATCCCACCGTCGGGCACCCGCGATGGCGATCATCAGACGGGACAGCTTACCAGGGACGATCTGAAGAACATGACCCCGAAGCAGATCGACGAGGCGCGCCGCAAGGGCCGTCTGAATGACCTGCTCGCAGGCCGCAGTAAGTAAGGAGGCCAGCAATGGCAATCACCAATTTCATCCCCGAGGTATGGTCCGCCGCCATCCTCGAAGCCCTGCGCGCGAAGCTCGTCTTCCCGAGCCTGTGCAACCGCGATTACGAGGGCGACATCCGTGAGGCCGGTGACACCGTGCACATCACCGGATACAACGACGTGACAGTGCACAAGTACACGCGCGGCCAGGCGATCACCGTCGATGATGTCACGGATAAGGAAGCCGCCGTGCTCAAGATCGACCAGTCCGACTATTTCGCTTTCAAGGTCAATGACCTCGACAAGACTCAGGCCAAGGCCGATCTGACCGGAAAGTTCACCAATTCCGCCGCCTACAACATGATGAAGAACGTGGAAACCTATATCGCCAATCTCATGGACACGGCTGTCGGCACCCCGGCGAAGACCGTGGCCGTCGGCACTCCTGCAGACGCGTATCTCGCCGTCGTGGAAGCCGGACGCAAGCTCGACGTGCAGAACGTGCCAGACGAGGGCCGCTGGCTTGTCGTCAGCCCAGACTTCTACGCCTTGCTGCTGCAGGACTCCCGCTTCATCGAAGGCACCGAAGCGGGCCATAATACTCTGCTCAACGGCGTGGTCGGACAGGTGCGCGGATTCACCGTCGTGAAGTCCAACAACGTGCCCTCCAAGAAGAGCAGCCCGGACACCCAGTCCATTCTCGCCGGCACGAACGCGGCCGTGACCTTCGCGCAGCAGGTCAGCAAGGTGGAGGCGATGCGCATGCAGACCGACTTCGCCGACATGGTGCGCGGCCTCGACCTGTACGGCGCCAAGGTCATCCGTCCAGAGTGCCTGACCAAGATCACACTGAACCTCTCCACCTCCACCGGTCGTTCCATGCAGGACGCGACGGCCTCCGTCGTGAGCGATACTACCGAAGACAGCGATGGTGAAGAGGCTGCTGCAGGCAAGAAGAGTGGCAAGTAGTCGAGTCCGATGATCGGAGGCTGAAATGATCGCACTGGCCACTCTGGACGACCTGAAGCGTAACGGAATCGAAGTGACCGACGAGCAGACGGCATTCAGTCTGCTCGACTCGGTCTCCGAAGCCGTCCGCTCGGCTGCCGGGTGTCCGATCACGCTCGGCGAATGGACAGTGGACCTGCCAGGCGAACAGTCCAGGAAACTCGACCTGCCATGCCGTGCGGTGCGCGACGTGTCCAAGGTGCTCGTGGACGGGCAGCCCATCGAGGATTGGAAACTCTTCGGATCCTCTCTCTATCGGGAGGAGCCATGGAGCACCTTCGGCGGCATACCGTCGACCGTGACGGTCACCTTCCGCGGCGGCTGGGATCCGATACCGGCCGATATCGTCAGACTGGTCTGCTCGTATGTCGCCGCCGGATTACATCAGCTCGCGGATGGTGGCCCCGGCGCCCACGCCGGCATTGCCTACGAGAGGCTTGATGACGCGCAGGTCGGATATACGCATGATGGCGCCCAGATCGACGTGACCGAATTGCCGGAAGCGACCAGACGCAGCCTGCGCAACCGCTTCGGTGCGAACGTCAGTTCGATTGGAGTGTTCCGATGAGAATCAGCACATCCTTTCTCGCAAAGGCCAGAGCCAACGCGGAATGCCTGATGGCCGACCGGTGCATCGTCACGCGCCCAGGCGAATCCGTGACGGATCCGGACACGGGACTGCCGGACACCGGCACGGAGAAAGTGTACGAAGGCCGATGCAAAGTGCAGACGTCCGGCGGTCTCGCCAGCGAACAGACCGAGGGAAGCGCCGCCCAGAACATGGGTGCCGTCAGCCTCGTCTGGTCGCTGTACATGCATTTCCCGTTCGATACCGATGGCCTGCGCGCCGGAGACGTCGCGGAGATCACCGAATCCGCTAACCCGCTGCTCAAAGGCAGACGGCTCCGTCTCGTCTCCCCGCAATCGGAGAAGACGCACGCCACAGCCTGCCGCTGGAACGCGAAGGAGGACTCATGAGTGGACTGTTCGACGCTTCGCAGTTGACGGCCTTCGGAGACGCACTGCTCGCCAAGGGCGTGGCTCGCCGCGCTTTGATCTCCGCTTCGGTGAAGAAGGGCGCGCAGAACGTCAAGAATTCGATTCGCGACGACCTGAAAGGCTCCGGCAATGCCGCATTCAGGCGTATCCCGATCAGCTACACGCTGCAGGAATCCGCTGGACGCATCACCGCCGAGATCGGCCCCACCAAGGGCGGAGCGGGTTCGCTCGCGAACATCGCGTTCTTCGGAACGGCGAGGGGTGGTGGAACGCATCGGTTCTACGAGCATGGCGAGGAAGAATTGCCGAAGCTCGCGGAATACGTGGCGCGTGCCGCCGTGGAGGTGGTCTGAAATGAAGTCGATCATGACGTTGACCGACACGATCCTCGACCATATCCCGAAGCCTGCGACGGGCTGGGCCGTGTACCGGCAGACGGCGCCCAAGCCTACGGAGAAGCCGCCGTGGGTGATTGAGACGGTCACGACCAACGGCCATATCGTCGGCGAAACGCAGCATGTGCATTGCGGCATCGGCACTTTGCTGGTGCGCATCGTGAGCACCACGGCCGATTCCGTCAACGTGCTGGCCGATGACCTCATGATTCCAGGGCTTGCTGGCAAACGGTTCGTCGCGCAGGGGTTCGACACCGGCTGTCTGACGCTGTTCTCTGATTCCGGCGCTTATGCGGCCGGACTTACCGCAGAGGATACGGCACTGCTTTACCAGTGCCGTCTTCTTACTTTCAAATTCAACTGGTCACGCATGTGACCCCAAATATTTAAGGAGGAGTCATGGTTTTGACTCTGGGAACCGAAGTTCCTTCCACACCGGCGGACGGTCTGGTCAACACGATCTGGGTGCCGTCCATCAAGAACATCCAGAAGCCGACCGCTACAGAGATCAACGCTGGGACCGACCTGTCCAACTACGTCACCTTAGGCGGGTGGAGCTGCACTCCGTCGCAGGAGTCCATCTCCGACCAGCGTGAGAACAGCGCGCAGGATTACGAGAATCCCGGTCGTAAGAAGATCAGCGGCCCGAGCATCGAGGTCATCGACAACACCAACACCGCGCATTCCACGCAGAACGCCGCAATGGAAACGTTGACCGAGGGAGTGGAAGGCTATTTCGTGCGCCGCTACGGCAAGCAGACGGATAAGACTTTTGTCGCCGGCGACATCGTGAACGTGTACGCGGTCCGCATCGGTATGAGCGCCAAGGCGGCGATCGCCGCGAACAGCGTGCTGCGCAGCAAGGTCAATTTCTCCGTCCGAGCTCCCGGCTGGGCGGAGAACGTGAAGGTCGCCTGATTGATTCTTCCCGCATCGGACTTTCGTCCCTTTCGCCGGTGCGGGACCCTCTTTTTTCTTTTCCGGCAAAGGAACATGAATGTTAGAGCGAAGGAATAACAATGCTTAAAGTCGTCAGGCGCACGCGCGAGGTCGATGTCATCCTCAACCAGCAGACCGCCGAGGACATCGCTAGATTGGGTGATGCGCTGGCCGAGGAGACCACGCGTGAGCAAGTCACGGAGGCGAATGCCAATGGTGCGGCGAAGCGCACCGCGCGGCGCATCGAAGAGCTGCGCGAACAGGCGGATGCGGAGACATTGAAGCTCACGTTGCGAGCATTGCCGGTAAGCAAGTGGGCGCAGGCATTGGCCGCGCACCGCAACGAGAACGGCACGAACGATATGTTCGGCACCGCCGCCGCGGCACTGCCGCTCATGCTTGATTCCGCGACCATCGGCGGCAAGCCGGTGGCCGACGAGGACAAGACCGAACAGGCGTGGCGCAATCTGTTCGACGAACTCACCGACGGCCAGTTCACTCCAATCTGGCAGGCCATCGCCGAACTGAACGGCACCGCAGCGGACCCAAAAGCGGCATTCGACCTCGCCTCGAAGGTTCTCCACAACTAGTCGAGGACCTACGCATCTGCCGCCAGCTTGGCATCTCTTATAAGCGTTTCATGGGCTGGCGCCCGAGTGAGGGCGATGAGGTCGAATGGGATGAGACGGAACGCAATTGGATGCGCTCGTTGGCGGAACACGAACGTTCATTATGCCCCATGTGCGGTTTGCCTCGCACGATCTGCCAAGACCCGAAGGGCGAACTCACCCTGCATGCCGAAACCAGCGTCTGCTGGGCCACTGCGCACATGCAGCAAGCCATGAAACGGTGGACTGACAACAACGGCAAGGACAATCCGGCCGCGAACGCCTTGGTGGCGCATTTGACCTGATTTTTGGAGGTTTGTTTTGGCGGAGAACAAGAACATCGTCATCCGGTTGATGGCAGACACAGCCTCCTATGAGGCGGCGATGACCCGCGCCGGAAGCACCGCGAAAACAGTCGCCTCTGGCATGGAGAACACCGGGCGCAAGTCCGCGCTTATCGCCAGCGGCATGACCGCAGCAGGATTGGCCGTGGCCGCTTTCGGCGTGGCCGCAGTCAAGATGGCCGCAGACTTCGACCAGCAGATGAGCACCGTCCAGGCGAACACCGGCGCGACCAGCGCCCAAATGGACCAGCTGCGTGCCGCCGCCATCGAAGCCGGAGCTTCCACGGTTTATTCCGCTACGGATTCCGCCGACGCGATCAACGATCTCGGCAAGGCCGGCATGAGCGTCACGGATATTCTCACTGGTGGCTTGTCTGGCGCTTTGAATCTGGCCGCGTCCGATGGCATGGCCGTGGGGGATGCCGCCGAATACATGGCCAACGCGTTGAGCATGTTCCACCTGAAAGGGTCTCAGGCTTCTCAGGTGGCCGATACTTTGGCGGCTGGCGCAGGCAAGGCCGTCGGCAATGTCTCCGATTTCGGCGAAGCGTTGAACAATTGCGGCGCGCAGGCGAACAGTTTCGGCATGAACGTGCAGGAGACCACCGGCGTACTGGCCCTGTTCGCGCAGAACGGCACCATCGGCGCCGAAGCCGGCACCCAATTGAACAGCATGCTGATGAAGCTGGCCGCGCCGTCCGCCGAAGCGTCCAACACGATGAAAGAATTGGGCATCAGCGCATATGACGCTCAACATCATTTCGTCGGCATGGCCAAGTTCGCCGGCCAATTGCAGAAGGCCGAGAAGGGCTTGACCGACGAGCAGCGCAATCAGGCGAACGCGACCATCTTCGGCAGTTACGCGATCAAGGCAGCGAACTACCTGTACGAGGCGGGCGAGTCCGGTGTCAACAAGTGGACGAAGGCCGTATCCGAAAGCGGGTACGCCGCCGAGCAGGCGGCTGCGAAGAACAACAATCTCAAAGGTGATCTGGAGAATCTGAGTGGTTCGATGGAGTCCTTGATGATTTCCGTCGGCGAGGGCGCTCAGGGGCCTTTGCGCAAGATGGTGCAGGGCTTGGACACGCTTGTGGACGCGTTCGCCGGTTTGCCGTCAGGCGCGCAGCAGACGCTCGTGGTCATGGCGTCCCTTGCCGGCGTGTTCGGCGCGGTACACAAGGCCGCGGGCAATCTCAACGGCAGCACCAGCAGGATGGCCAACAACATCGGTCTGGCCATTGACCCGATTCAACGTGTCAAGACGGCGCTCGGATCCGCGCAGACCGCATTCCAGATGTTCAAGGCGTCTTCGATGAGCGCTTCCGAGCAGATGGAGGCGTTCGGCACGTCCGCTTCCAAGGCGCAGTTGAAGACCGCTGGTTTCAAGGCGGTCGGCGGCAGTGTCATGAGCCTGCTTGGCGGCCCGTGGGGTATCGCCCTGACGGTGGCCGGAGCGGCGTTATCGGCGTTCGTCAGCCACCAGCAGAAGGCCAAGGAAGCCGCCGAGCAATTGCAGTCGGCTCTGGAATCCGGGTCGGACGTCGCGTCCGAAATCGCCGGAGCCTATCAGGATATGAGCATTGGCGGTGTCAAGCTGACCACATGGCTTGACAAGGCGGGTATCAGCCTGACCGACATGACCAGCGCGGCCATGGGCAACGAAGCAGCGCTGAAGCGCGTCAACAAGCAGATCAAGGAAATCGACAACAAGCCCGGCATTGGCGCAACCGCGGCAACCGCCATCAAGAAAGCCCTGAACGAGGAATCAAAGGCCTACGATGATGCGTCTAAGAAGGCCAATGAGAAAAGCAAAGCCGCCAAGAACGCCGTGGATGCTGACGGAAAGTCCACATCGGCAGCGAAGGAAGCTGCCAGCGCGAACAAAGAGCTTGGCTCTTCCGCTTCGGATGCGTCAAGCCAAATCGATGATCTTGTCCATGCACTGTTCGGCCTGGAGTCCGGCAACCTGACTGCAGACCAGGCGGTCGACCAGCTTAACCAGAAGATTGGCGAACTGTCCGACACCTGCAAGGACAATGGCGTGGTGTTCGACCAGAGCGGGAATCTGCTCAACCGATTTTCCGAGCAGGGTACCAAGACCAAGCAGGCCTTGGAGGACATCGCCAGCAGCGCCCAGAACGCTGCGGAAAAGATTCTCAAGCAGGGCGAGAGCACCGGTTTCAGCAGCGGCGAGATCGAACGTGCGAACGGCGTGCTGCAGGATGCTCGTGACGCGATCATCCGACAGGCCGAAGCCTCGGGCATGAGCGAACAGGCCGCTAACGCCCTGGCCGACCGTTGGGGTCTGAGTTCCGACAGCATCAAAGCATCCATCGACAACATCAAGAAGACCGCCGACAACAACAAGGCGAAGCTTGATGTCGACGATTCCAAGGCCAAGTCGAAGACCAAGGGCGCGGAAACCAACCTTGACAAATTCAACAAGAAGATCGCCAAGGCCAAGCTCGAAGCCGAAGACAAGAAGGCCACCGCCAGCGCCAAGAAGGCGCAGAAGATGATGCAGGCCTTTAACAAGACCCACGTCAAGGCCACACTGGACGCGACCGACAAGGCATCCAAGAAGGCGAACACCGCTTCCAATAACATCGGAAAGCTCAACGGCAAGAAAGCCACAGCCAGACTCGACGCGAAGGACAACGCCTCGCCGAAGGTAGACAAGGCCAACGCGAAGAAACTGTCAAACAAGCGCAACACCTTGGACTCCACCGACAGGGCAACGCCGAAGGCGAACGCCGCGAACGCGAAGAGGCTCAACAACAAGAAGAACACCCTCGATTCGACCGACAAGGCCGGGCCGAAGGTAGACGCCGTCAACCGCAAGAAGCTGAACGACAAGAAGAGCACCGCATCGGTCAACGACCAGGCGACTCCGGTGCTCCGCTCCATCAACGACTTCAAGATCGCGGACAAGAGCTTCACCGTCACGGAGAAGACGAAGAAGGAGGGTGGCTACACCGGTGGAATGTTCACCGAGGGCCACTTCCAGAAATTCGCAGGCGGCGGCATGTTCTCCGGCGGCATGTTCTCCGGCTACGTGGATCCGGCGTGGGCGCCCGGCAATGGTTTGAGCGACAGCGTGTATCTGCTCAACGCTCGTCTCACTGCGGGCGAGTACACGCACAATGCTGCGGCCACGGCCTATTACGGCGTCGATAACATGCGCCTGCTGAACGAGCGGAAGATTCCACGTGAAGTGTTTGCCACAGCCAATCAGATGACAGGCAATCAGGTCAGCATACAGGTTGATACCGCTTCCGTAGTGGCGGCGATAACCAGCCTGCACAACGATCTTGGCGCGATTATCAGCGCCGCGTCCGATGATTCGACTGTCAGCGATCGCGACTTGGGGAGGTTGATCCGCAAATATGCGCGAGCTTAAGTACACGTCGTGTGATGGCACGGTCATCGATCTCAACGCCGATGATCTGTGGGTGGCTGACCTGCAGGAAATGCGCGGATACGCATGGACGTACACGCTGGCCACACGCGGCATCAAATCGGTGAGCAGAAACGCTTCGACGGCGAAAATGACCGTCCACACCAAAACGCCAGCCGTATTGGATGCCGCTCAGACAGCCTTCGATGCTGACGTGCAGGCAGTCCGGCCTGGCACGTTGACGGTTGATGGCGAATGGACGCAACAAGCTTATGTCGTCGGTTCTTCGCTCGGTCTCGTGCCATGGCCGGAATACGCGCAAGTCGATTACACGATTGTCCTTTGCGATGGCGTCTGGCGTCGCGCGCTGCCGGTGCAGCATTTCTTTCCGATGACGGCAGGCACCGGTTCGCAGATTGACCTTCCACTGGACTTGCCGACCGATTTGGCTCCGTCGAGAATCGCCTTGACGGTGCATAATCCGACCGGCAAGGCCGCTGAGTTCGCTGCGGTCATTTTCGGCCCTTGCGTCAACCCGTCTTTTCAGATTGGCGGCAACACTTACGCGGTTGATGTGACAGTGCCGGAAGGCGGTCATATGTCGCTGTCGGCCACTGGATTGCGGAAGGCGATAACGCTGACAGCCGAAAACGGCGACGTTTCGGATGTTTTCGACAAGGGCGTTCGCGGTAACGGCAGTGGAAGCGGCTCGTATGTTTTCGAGCCGATACCTGCCGGAGATTCGCTATTGACGGTTTCCGGCAATTATGGCATCGATTTGACCATGTTTGACGTTTCTGGAGGTGTGCCTTGGCTGACGTTATCCTCGCCGACGGCAAGCTGACGCCACATGCGAGTGTATCGCAGGTGACGTTGGATTGGGCTTGCGGCACGGACGAAAACGACTTCGAACTGACCATCGATGATCCGGATGCGCCGGAAATTGAACGTGGCTGGTATTTCTGGCTTGATGGAAGTGATGTTGGAGGCCGAATAGTCGATCGTCGCGTGTCCGTCGCCGGAGGAACGTCTACGACAATCTGGATCGGCCAATCGTGGACTGGTATGTTGGCTGCGAAGATATTGCAGCCGGATGCGAATCAGGATTACCTGACCGTCTCCGGTAAGCTGCCTGACATCCTCAAAAGCCTTTTGAAGCGCATCGGTTTGGATACGGTTTTCACTGTCGATTCCTCCGATGCTTCCACTTTGTCGAATTGGATGTTTCAGAATCCACGTTATGTGGACGCCTACACCGGCTTGCGTACATTGCTTGCATCATGTGGCCGCAGGCTTGATTTCAAAGCGTCCGGCAACAAGATCCTGCTTGGTATCGTGCCGGTGCAGACCATCGCGAACACGATCGATTCCGACCTTGTGGATTTCAAGGCCGAAACTAACCGTCGCGCGGTGAATCATCTTATCGGCCTTGGCTCGCAGGATCTCAAGAACCGTCTGGTTGTCAACTGCTTCGCGGATGCGAAAGGCGCGGTAAGCGATAAGCAGACGTTCAGCGGCGTGGACGAGGTCTGCGCCATATACGATTACTCAAATGCTGATTATGATGCGTTGAAGTCCGAGACGAAGAAGCATCTGCAGGAATTGCAGACCGGTGGATCGGTCGAGGTGACGTTGTCCGACGAGGTCGGCGACGGTCTGCGCGTGGACGACAAGATCGTTGCGACGGATCAGGCTTCCGGAGTCAACGTCACCGCCATGGTGACGAAGCGGATCGTGAAAATCGATTCCGGGATTTTGACTTCGACGTTCGAGGTCGGACTGCCGGTGCAGTCGGCGAATGCGAACTATTCCGGTTCTTCCTCTTCGTCTTCTGGAGGTTCGACTGGTGGCGGCGTGTCTTTGACGGCTGGCCGTGGCCTGTCGATTTCAGGCGGCACGATCAGCGCGGAGGTCGCTTCCGAGGATTTGGATTCCGTCAGACAGGCTGCCGAGTCGGCGAACAGGACGGCTTCCGGTTTCGCGGCGCAGATCGGCAAGGCGAATCAGACCGCCGAGGATGCGAAGAACGTCGCCGACGCGGCCAAGACCGTGGCCGACAGTGCCAAATCGGGCATGATGACCGATGGCGAGCGGTCGAAGCTCGCTTCGGTCGAACGGGGCGCGAACGCCTACACGCTGCCGGAGGCGTCCACGGACGTGTTGGGTGGCGTGAGGGTGGACGGCTCCTCGATCGTGAGCGTGGACGGCGTCATCAGCGCGCATGTCGGCGGCGGCGTTTCCGGAAGGGTCGCGTTTCCGATCGGCTATGTGGTGATGAACACGACTGGTGTTGACCCTTCCGTTGATTTCGGCGGCACGTGGAGGCAGTTGCCTTCGCTCGGCTGCTCAATGTTTGAAAGGATAGGCTAGTGAAGTCTGACGGTTACTCGAAGTACGTATGCGACAAGTGCGGCAAGACCGCCTATGTCTCCGCTGGGGATACGGAGGCGCGTGAATGGTACACCGTGCGCCGGTATTCGGCTGGCAAGGCGACCCGCATCGCGGATGATGTGGCGCCGGACATTTACGAATTGTGTTCCCAATGCAATGCGTCTTTCATGGCGTTCATGCAGAAGGATGATGAATCGTTTGAAGCATGGTTGAAGGAGGTCGGACAGTGACCATCGAACTGGTTGACGGCAAGGCCGGAGTTGCACACATCTCAAGTGAGGACAAGGCGATCATCCATCAGGCCAAGTTCTCGAAGTCTGACGTGGTGTTCGACTGGGGCGACGCGTTCAAATGTTCGATGAGTTCGTCCAACAGGGCGACGATCGGCACCGGCTGCGCGTCGATCCAAGGCTTGGACTGGCATATCACGTCGGCGGAATCGGTGACGATCTCCAACGGGTCGCAGGGCATGAAACGCAATGACATCATTTGCGCGCACTACCATCGTGACTCCCGTTCCGGTAACGAGAATGTGGAACTGGTCGTGCTGAAGGGTTCGCCGAACGCGACTGCTGCCGCCGACCCGACCATTCCGTCTGGAAAGATATTGCTCGGCGCGGTTGACGCGTACATGCCTCTCTGGCGTATCCCATTGGATGGCATCACGGTCGGCACGCCGGTCAGCATGTTCACACCGAGAGGGGCTTTGTGGGATTCCGTAACCCAGTCGGGTGACTGGGTCGTGGTCGCGCGACCTAGAGGCTATGACGCATACTCCGTCGCGAGCATGACCTTCAAACCGAACACGAACACATCAATTGACATCAAGCTGCCGATCGAAGCGGCAAACTGGAATTCATACTCCGTCGAATTGCAGCTGATGAACGACGCTAAAGACAAAGTGCCGTACTTCAACAACATCTCGATGATCACGAACAGACATTCAGCAAAAGGATTCCAGATTGTCGCATGGAACGGCAGCGTCACGTCGCTGAGCTACCGCATCGCCGTGACCGTCCATGTCTTCGATGCGAAGCAGTAGTAGCTTTCCGTAACCCAGACATGCCAACTGCAATGGCAGAACACCTCATCGTTCGTTCCGGCCAGTTATGGCGCTTCGAACACCATCACGGTCAAAGACGGCCTGATTTTCGTGGACCTGTCTTCGTTCCGAAGCACCGTGAAAGTCGGCGATTACCGTGTCTGGCTGTTCAAAGCGGGCGTGAAGCCCTCCAAAACGGTCGGTCTTGGGTGCGTCGCGAACGTGGCCGGCGCCGCGTATGGCAAACAGGCGTGGTGGAACGCTGACGGGTCGGTGACGCTTATCGGAGGCGTGAACTCATCCGATATCGTCCAATGCTTCCCGAAGATCATTCCGGTGCCCGATGGCGTGGAATTCGTCTAGACCGTCATCCAACAGCCGTGCGCCGTGGAGTAGGCGGATTTCGGGTCGCCTAGCATCTGCACTGTCCCGTCACGCATGACAAGCAGGCTGAAACCGCAGGACGGGAACGCGATGATGCTCTGATCGGCGAGCGGACGGAACGCTTCCGGGATGGTCTCCAACGCCGTCGTGTAGTTCTGCTGTCCACTGCCGGTGAACTTGACGTTGCCGTTGACCGTGACGGTGCGTCCGATTCGACACAGAGTGAGGCTGTTGTTCGTGTACGGCGGCTTCCATGGCTGGGTTACGGAAAGCTATTTCACTGACCAGCAGCCGCAGACGCGGAAATAATATCCGCGGTTCATGCTGCCGCTGATTGTGACATTGCCGTCAGAGTCGAAGGACAAGGCTCCATGCTGCCCGTTCACACCTTCCAGCAGTATCGCGCCTTCATCTTCCGGCAGGAAACCGGCGGCCATCGTCTCATGCACAATCTGGCCGTTGGTATTGATGTCGGATGAGAAGGACGTGTTGCCAAAAGCGAAAGCCATCATGCCGACCTTGGCGAGACGGACCGTCATACCGTAAGGCCCATGCCAGATCTGCCGTTCAAGGGTTACGGAAAGCTAGAAAATCATGGGATTGGGAAACAAAGCGTGCCGACGCAATCCTGATTGCTGCCAGCGGCTCCCATGTTCGCCACTCGGATAGTTCCATCAGCTCTGGCCGTGAGGCTTCGCGCCGTTTGCCCATTTGATACAAGGCAGACAGTCGACAAGTCAACGATGGGACGATACCAGGACGCGAGCTTTACCGGACATTCAACAGTATCCCAACTGCCCGAACCGATTTTCCCACTGAACTTGATCAAAATCATCCTGCCGTTACGCATGATGATCCAATTGGAATCCTGGTACAGGGTTACGGAAAGCTATGCGACCCCGATAATGAGACGCTCCCATGCCCGCTGCAGACTCTTCAGCACCGACAGATCCGGGCGCAGATAGTAGCGGGCCGTGGTCTTGATGTCGCTGTGTCCGAGCTGGCGTGCGACCACTGAGATGTCGGCGCCGGCGGCAATCGCCAGTGTTCCGAAGGTGTGGCGCAGGTTGCGTGGCGGCACGCAGGGGAGTTTCATCCGCCGGCACCATGCCATGTAGTGTGAGGCGACCTGGTTAGCGTTCAGGTCTCCGACCAGCCGTCCGCTCCTGCCATGTTTCAACTGCGCGAGCCTTTTGACTGCGAATCGTGGCAGCGCCACGGTTCGTCTGCTCTGGTCGGTTTTCGGGTCGGTGACCGTCTCATGACCGGCGACCCATTGTACGGAACGTTTGACGGTGACCGTGCCTCGCTTCAAGTCCAAGTCGGACCATTCGATGCCGACGGACTCGCATCGTCTCAATCCGGCGCATACGGAGACCAGCAGCCACGCCTCCAACGCATGGCCATAGAAGCCTTTCAGCAGGCGGCGCACCTGGCGTGCGTCCAATACCCGCGGCTCGTAACGGCGGAGATGCGGCAAACGGATCTCCCTCCTGGTCACGTCGTTGTCCGTGACGCCACGCCGGTAAGCGAGCCTCAGTATCGCCCGCAGAACGGCCCAAGCCTTCCGCGCGGCGCCAGCCCGCTTGAACGAGCCTAGCCATTCCTCGATATCTGATGCAGTGATCGACTCCATATCGACACCACCCCACTTCGACTGGATATGACAACGGTAGGCCGATTCGTAGCCCACTCTTGTGCATTCACGTAGCCTCGCGCAGGACGGCCACCAGACATCATCCACGAACGTTCCCAACAGCATTCTTCTTACCTTTCACCTTGGGAAAACCCACAGTCGGCATCGTTCCGGCGAAACGTTCCGACCTGTGGGTTTTCCACCCGTTTTTCAAACCACTGTTCTAAAGGAGGACACGGATGACCAAGATCAATTTCGACTTCGGCAAACCCAGTGCAGGCGGCATCGTCGACCTGTCCAACGCCACCGTGAGCGTGATTCCCACCGAACGCTTCCGCAACGACTCACGCATCGTCGTGCGGGAAGGCTTCGAAGTCGCACTCGACGCGAAAGGCAAGGCGACCGTGACGGTTCCACCGACCGACAACACCTTCTGCTACGAGGTCACCGTCGGACTGGACACGGACCTGTGGAAGTTCCGACGCTACGTGAACGTACCTGACAGTACGACGGCCGTGGAATTCGCGGACCTGGTCGATGTGGATTCGGATACTTTGGTTCCGGCGCTTAATTCCGGTGCCGCGCTGACGTATCTGCTTGCGTCGTCCCTGTCTGAGGCGCAGGCCATGTCGAAGGCGAATCCTGGTCAGATGGTGTTTTATCCGGAGGGTCAGGCTAAGACGGTGGCTTCGCAGATTTTGGAGGATCTGACTGGTGCTCGTGCCGTGGTGGAGTCGCAGTCGGCTGCGGCTGCTCAGGCGGCTAATGCGGCGCAGGCTTCGGCTGCCGGTGCGCAGGCGGCGAGCGTGCAGGCTGCGGATGCCGTGCAGGCTGTGTCGGAGCAGACGGCTCAGGTGTCGGCCAACGCCGCAGCGGTGCAGTCTGTCGCCGACAGCATCACCGAGTCCAAGACGGTCGTGGAATCCCATGCCAACGAGGCTCTGACGGCGATTGACGAGGCGGTGAAGCAGGTGCGTGACAAGGCATCCGACGTGTCCGGCGAGGACAGGACGGGTACTGTGCCGACAGATTCCACCGATTCCGCCTCCTCTCAGGAGGCGTGACATGGGAGTGTTGCTTGACGGCACGAGGGTCGGCCTCCCGTATATGGCCAATAATGGCGTGCCTGTGCCGATGAACGCGCTTTACGATGGCGTGCAGGTGTGGCCGCCGGCAGCCGAAACACTCGTGGACGTGTGGCTCAAACCGGTCGATTTCACCGCGCAGGCGCTTTACAGCGATCATCCTGAGGTCAAGGTGGCCGCCCAGAAGGTTTTCGCCGACGGGCATATCGAGGACGCGGCGTTGACGCTTTCCATAGCGGATTCCACCGTGGCGAGCATCAATGACGGCACGGTGGGCTTCGTGAGCAATTCGTCGAATTTCCTCGCCGTCCTCAAAAATGACGCTTACAACCCGTGCCACGTGGCCATCGCGGAAGGTGGGAAGGCCTTGGGCTCCAAGCAGATTCTCGTGCAGCCTGACCGGCCTTCGACGGTTCCGGTCGGCAGCCTGTGGTGCCGCACCGAGAAACTCCATAACGGGTTGAAATACTATACGGGGTCGGTCGGGTCGGACGCGAATGTCATGTGCTTCCTCATCGACCGTATCCGTGAGGTGTGGCGCAGGGAATGGGATGATTGGAAGCTTCTGACCGGAAAGGAATTGTGATGAGACGGAAACTTGCCTATTCGATCCATACGGCGGTGCCTAACAGGCGCATCGATATCGGCAGTCTCCCGCAGGGTGGCTGGCATGTCAGCAAGACGGGCGGCATCCTCTTCGTGGGCGACACCAACTGGAAACGTTACGCCTATCTGGTCGAACCGACTGATGAGGCGGAATTCCATCTGGACAAGACCACGGACATGCTGATGCAGGCACAGGATGGGACCACCTGCCGTGATATCGCCATCGAATCGAAACCCGCATACGACATTTACGTCGGGTTATCTATTGCCTGAGCCGGAAGAAAGTGGAGGAACTTGCTGAAATCCTGCAGG